CAAAAACGGAACTGCAATCTACGTACTTGACCGTGAAACAGATCATTCATCAGCGAATCACTATTTGCATAACTATGGTAGTGGCCTTGTTTATCTGAATGGCACTACTGATTATCTTGACATAAGAGTGTACCAGAATAGTGGAGGGAACCTTACGTTATACAATGGTGACTCACTACACAATTGGGTGTCAATTCACCTAATTAGATAACAGGAGACAAAACATGGCTGATTTTACCTTCACGATCCCTGACAACAAACTCGCAATAGTACGAGATGCAATCTGCGAGAACCAGGGATGGGATTCCTATCGTCGAGAATTGCAGGGTTTGACGGACAGGCTGCAAGCCCAAGTCGACAAAGAGGAAATCTCACAAGAGACAATGGACGATCTTATCGCTGCGAAAGTCGCAAAGATCGGCCCCGCTTTGAACAAGGCGAATTGGGCGAAGTGGCGAATCGGCTTATGGGTGCGGGGGCAAGTGCAAAAGTACCAGCGGAAAATCGCCAGTGACGCGGCGATAGAGCCCGTTGGAATCGACACGGACATCGCAACCACCGACTAACGCGAGGAGCAAAATGAAAGCGCGAAAGATTGACTTGCGAGACTACGTGCCGCCCGGTGTGGACGGTCCAGTGGAGAAGATCAAGGTTCGGCAGACGTTGGCGAACCTGATTACTCACCCTGGACTCAAGTTACCACCGAAGGAATTGATTATCAGCGGCATCTTGGCAGACACGATTGAAAAGAGCGGGCAAGAAATCCTGGTGGACAAAAGAGACTACGAGACAATCACCAAGGCTCTGGACAAGATCGTGCCGGAACTTGGCCTTGGTCGCGCTCACTACCCGCTGATGGATCAAGTCTACAACGCACCAGAAATTGAAGTCGAGGCCAAAGACGAGCCCAAGCAACCGGAGCCTGAAAAGAAGTGACGCAACTCTACTGGACAACACTGACGGTCGACCAATGGGCCAGCATGACGGTGGACGAGTGGGCCACGATGCTGGTCGAACCAGCGGGCGCACGCCGTGACCCCGGCGACACCGACTGGAGCCCGGCCGGTCCCGGCGATGTTTCGGCAAGCCGGGGTGGCCCCGGAGACGCCCTCCTGGTCGAGGACGGGCCTGGGAGTGTTGCAATCGCGTACCTCGGTGCGGGTGCGTTAGGGAGTGCCCTGGGCGGTCCTGGGGCCGTTTCTGTGGCGTATGCGGGGCCTGGGGCCTCAGGATGGGCCAGGAACGGGCCTGGGGGATCGGACGTGACCCCCGACGGCCCTGGTGACGCGGGTTTCGCGCGGATCGGTCCCGGCGACCTTGCAGCGAGTCGGGGTGGTCCCGGCGATGCCAGCTTTGTGAGAGCTGGCCCTGGCGGAGTTACTTTTTCACGATAGGAGAGAACGATGGGACGAGTTTATGAGCAGGTACAGATCGACCAGCAAGCGGCGGGATCGACCACCCTTCGCGCGGCAGCGGACTCGAAAGTCTGCACGCTGCACCGGCTGTTCGGCACACTCTCGGCGAACGGGACCATTATGATCGAGGAATCGGACGGCACAAACCTAACGGGGCCAATGCAGGTACTCGCGGATGCCGGACCTTTCGAGATCGGCCCGGCTGAGAATCCGAAGTTCAACCTCAAGACGGAAACCGGGCAGGGGCTCGTCCTAACGACGACCGGCGGAACCTTCCAGGGGTTCGCGATGGTTTCCTACGATGACGACTAGGAGAAGCCATGTTTGAGATTGTAGTTGACGCTGGCCGGACCATCGACTTCACCGTTTCTCTCTACGAGGACGACGGATCGACGGCTGTGAATTTCGCGACCGGAGACGTTGTGCGGTTCAAGCTGTCGAGAAACCACGGCACGCCGATCCTCGATGTTGATAGCGTCGCCGCTTTGAGCGGCGGCAGTCTCATCACCGCGACAAACGGCTCAAACGAGGTCACTGTCCGACTCGGCCAAGACGACACCTCCGATCTTTACGGCGTCTACTCCGGCGAGGTGACGCTTGTAGACGATAGCGAAACAGGCCCCACCGATGCCATTAAGGCGTTCGAGAAGGGGGTGGTCGCGGTTCGGCCTTCGGCCGGTGGAGATGTTGGAAAGACATAGGTGACGATATGATTCTCGATCCGGCAGAAATCGCGGTTTGGCTCGGTAAGAGTTCGACGCTAACCGACACCGAAGCGGCACTCATCACGATGATTCAGCCGATGGTGGAGCGGAGCGTCAAGGCTTATTGCGGCTGCAATCTGGAACCGCAGAAAACCTATACGCACTACCTCCCACGGCAGAGGCGTGGTCCCGGTGCAACGGCCGTGCGCACCTGGGATGTCCGAGGCAACAAGGCTGTCTCTATGTCGGCCGGTCGATCACTCGAGGCGCACAACCTCTGGCTGCCAGAGCGGCCCGTGCGAAGCATTACCAGTGTGAATGTCGACGAGGGGGCGTATGGAGGGCAGAACAGCAGCGACTTCTCCGGCGACAATCTGGTAAGCGGGACCGACTACCAACTCGACGAGTTGGAAAGCGGCTTGTCATATTCTGGGAAGCTGATCCGTCGCGGCTCCTACTGGCCGTCGCTCCCGCGCACGGTCAAGGTGGTCTACGTTGCTGGCTTCACTCAAGCAGAAATGACCTACGACTCGACGAATAGAGAAGCGGGCATTGCGGCTGACTTGAAACTGGCGGCACTGATTGCGATGCAGAACGCCTTTGCACAGCATGGCCCCGATGCCGGAGAGGTCAGGTCAGAGCGGCTTGGTCAATACTCCGTCACCTACGCCACCGGGGGCGTACAGGAGTTGCCGAAAGAATCCAAACGGTTGCTGCGCCGCTTTGTCAGTTACGGGAGGCACCTGTGAGTATCAAGTCTCTGTGCTCCAAGCACACCGTCACACATCACTCGAACTCGCCCACGGTGGGGACAGCGGGCAGCTTGACGCCCTCGCAGACCGAAGGGGCCGTGCATACTTGTTTCATCCAGCCGGTGAGCGCAAATGACCGGCTCGTTGCCTCACAGTTTGAGACGGAGATTTCACATACGATCTTCTATGACCATGACCCCGCCTTGACTCCAGGTGACGAGATCAAGTATGGTACGCGAGTCTTCGAGGTTACAGCCGAAGGGGTGAATGTCGTTGAGGCTGATCGACTCTGGCAGGTCTACGCCGTCGAAAAAGACAGGGATCAAACATGATACCAAGAACCGGGCGAGCCCATATTCAATGGTACGGTGCAAGGGTGTCCGAGCAGATGCGGGCAGACCTCGTTCGAGGTTTGCGCCTCGCGACCACCTATGCACGCAAGCGGATCGTCACGGTCATCAGTAGGAGTAGCCGAGTCGGTGCTGGATCGAGGACCCCTGGCCCCAATGCGGGGCCACCGATGCGATTCGAGCACAGCCGGGCAGGGCAGCCGCCTCGGGCAGACACAGGGAAGCTCCGCCAATCAATCTACGGGCAAGTCCACGAGTCGCAGATGCTGGGCGAGGTCGGGACAACCAAAAAGTATGGTGCGTATCTGGAAAAAGGAACGCGACCTCACACAATCGTTGCGAGGCGGAAACAATTGCTGGCCTTCGGTGTCAATGGGGTGTGGGTCTTCAAGCGGCGAGTCCGACACCCAGGCATGAAACCACGGCCCTATATTTTCAGCACCGTGAAAAAGAACCGGCGAAAACTGATGGCTTTGATCGTGCGACCGGCTCAAGGGCGAATGCGCCTTGCTTAGGAGAACGTCATGGCTACCTTCTTTGATACAATCAAGACGCGATTCGATGCCGACTCGCAACTATCGACCGATGGCTTCTCCGAGCTGTTCCAAGGCCATGCGAAACGTGGCGAAGACAACCCGTTCTGTGTCCTCAAGGTGAGTGAGGACGAAAAGATACGCGATGGATTCAAGGTCAGGTTCCACTCGGGCGTGTTCACCTTCGTCATCGAGGGTGCCTCGCAAGAGCTTTGCAAGACGTACCGCGACCACGTGGTCGACGTGTTCAAGGACATTGAGGCGCAACTCAGTGTGACCGGAATCTCCGTCTTTCTGCTGGAAGAACGAGCCACCCGTTACAGCGAGATAGAAGAGGGTTTGTGGTGGTGCGAAATTGACTATCAATACGGTTACTCGGAGGCACGGTGATGGGCACCACACTCAGCACGACAATGAATCTTCGGTTCAGCTGGACCTTTCAGGACTTGGACGATGTTGGTTTGAGCACGCCGAAAGACAGCGGTGCCTACCACTACGTTATGGCTCTGACGCAGGGGGATGGCGCGAACAACGGCCGCTTCCACTACCGCGCACGCCGGACCTTGACAGCGAACACAGGGACAGACCAACTCGATCTTGCGGGCAGCCTTACCGATGTCTACGGCAACGCCCTGACGTTTGTCACGGTGCGCGCAATGCTGATCGAAAACAAAGGCTTGCCCGCTGCTGGCAACGACGGCTCGGATGACGACTCATGGACCACGGCCGCTGGACAAGACCTTCTTGTGGGGGGGGCGTCCTCAAACGCATGGCAGAAATGGCTCAACGACGTAGCAAACGCGAAGACAAGGGTTCGCTCGGGGGGTGTTTTAGTATTGACTGCGCCTGTCGATGGAATTAAGGTGACCGCTGGCACGGGAGACATCCTGGAGATCGCTTGGGATGGCTCCGCTGCAAGCGGCGGTGATATTGAGTACGACATAATTCTCGTTGGCACACGCTGACGCTCCGCAGACCCCGAGCGTTGGAAGGTACCAGACCAACTGGGCCTCTCTCCTTTTGGAGTGGGGCCCTTTTCCTTTATAGGAGAGAATAATGAGTGACGATTACCGCACAGGAAAATACGGCCGCATCAAGGCTGGCGAGAACATCCTGGCCTACGCCGACAAGTGGGACATGGAGATCGCAGCCGACACCGGTCATTTTCCGACCTTTGGCTCAAGCGGCTGGAAATACTCCAGCTCGGGTGCCAAGGGTGCAACCGGAACACTCGAAGGGCCCTACGACTTCGATGATCCGGCCGAGGACGAGCTGGCGGTCGGCTCGCAGTACAGCGCCGAGCTTTACCTCTCGACAGTCACGGGTGGCGACGCACGGTTCTACACGCTGACCCTCGAGATTACCAGCTTCCAGGTTGCGGTCGATGCCGCGTCTGGTGAGCCGATCCGCTGGACAGCCAACTACCAGAGCCACGGTGCTGTCACCGATCCGTCTTGACCTCGGCCCCCTTAACCGCAGACCCCGGAGGCAAGAACAATGGATGGTGCGAATCGCGCATTCGCTGCGCCGACAACCTTTACCTTTGCGGGTAAAACGATGAGTGTTCGGCCACGAATCGCCGAGCATTACGCCGAGATGGAAGATCACCTCCTTTCACTCCGCGCAAATCCGCTCGTCGCTGCAAAAGAGCTGTTGACGATGAGCAGCGACAATAACCCAGAGTTCACCAAGCAGGTGCTCGAAGTGGCGATGGCGGAACGGTGCCGAGTCAAGAGCGTCACCCGCAAGGAGTTGTCAGAGTGGATGGACTCGATGAATGGGCTGGCGTATTGCACCTGGATACAGATTAGACACAACGATCCTAACTACGATCCAGAGAACCCGCTCACATCATGCAAGGAGTTGACGCCACAATCCATTCTCGCCGAGCTGCTCAACGAGTTTGAGCGCGTGCTGGATAACATCCTCAAGAACACAGAGCTGACCGGAGAGGAGGCGGCGGCAGCGGCCGAGTCGTTACTCGTCGACACGATGCAAAGCCAGCTCGGTCGACCATCCGGGGAGGACGGCTTGGGAAACTCGACTGGCCCGAACCCGTCGGAGGGGGAGGGCGAGAAGAAGGAGCATTCCCCTGGCGACGCATCATAAGGGCGCTCGGCGAAGGTTATGGATTCACAGCCGCGCAGGTCGGAAAGATGACGCTGTATCAGATACGCAGCTATCTCGCCGATGAAAAAGACCTCGGCCCCGGCACGCGACTGGTCAGCGGGTCCGAGTGGAAGAGGATGCGGAAAGACTGGTTGAAGAAACGCCGGAAGAAGAAGAAAGGGTAGGCTATGCCAATCACGCTCGGCGAGGCGTTCGCCTATATCTTCGTCGATCAAAAGGGCTTCAAGGCTGGCATGGCGACCGCGCACGCCCATTTCACCACCGGCATTAAGAAGATGCAAGCGGTAGCGAACAAAGCTAAGATCGCCCTCTTGCTCGGCACGGCCGGGTTCGGTGCAATCGCGAAGGTTGCGAGTGGGTTCGAGCAGGGGATGGCGCGAGTGAAGGCTCTGACCGGCGAAACGGGCGAGGCGTTTCGCGCCATGTCGGATCAAGCGAGAGAGCTTGGCGCAACGACCGTTTTCACCGCAAGGCAAGCATCGCAGGCGATGGGGTTCTTCGCCCTGGCAGGCTTCAAGTCCGAAAAGATTATGGCGGCTATGCCAGCGACCCTCGATCTCGCGGCTGCCGGTCAGATGGATGTGGCGCAGGCGGCAGACATCACCGCCAAGATCATGGCGGGCATGGGGATCGAAGCGAGCGAGTTGACGCATACGGTCGACGTTCTGACCAAGGCGTTCACGAGCGCGAATACCGATCTGCCGATGCTCGGCGATGCAATGAAGTACGTCGGGCCCGTCGGCAAGTCGGCCGGTAAAGACATCGAGGAATTGACGGCCGCTATTCAGATTATGTCGAACGCTGGCATCCAAGGCCAGATGGCTGGCACGTCGCTCCGAAATATGTTGCTTCGGCTCCAGATTCAGCCGGGCAAGGTGGGAGAGGGGATCAAGAAGCTCGGCATTACCGTCAAGGATCAAACCGGGCAGATGCGGCACCTTGGGGACATTGTGGATGACGTAGCCAGGGCGACGGAGCACATGGGCGAGGTCGAGAAGAACGCGATTATCGGCCAGATCGCTGGCATCCGAGCCGTCTCCGGCTTTATGGCCTTAATGGAGCAAGGCGGGGCGACAATTAAGCAGTTCGAGGAACGGCTAAGGGGTGCGGGTGGTACAGCAAGGCGAATCGCCGAGATACAACTCAATACGCTCCAAGGCCAGTTCATCATTATGAAGTCTGCGGTCGAGTCGGCAGCGATTGCTTTTGGCGAGAAGATGATTCCGACGCTTCGTAGCACCGTCAAGGTGGTTCAAGAATGGGCTCGCGGACTGGCCCGCTGGGATGAAGCCTCGATCAAGAACGCCCTAAGTACAGCGGCACTGACCGGGAAGGTGCTCTTGCTCTTGATTGCAATGCCGAAGGTCGCGATGGCGATGAAGGGCCTTGTCGCTCTCATGTCCGGTGCCGCGCTCAACCCGGCCGTGGTCGCTGTTATTGCACTCACCGCTGCTGTAACCGCGCTTGGGGGTGCGTGGATCGAATCGAAGATGACCGGCAAGGCGTTCGAGGAGGTCTTGAAGGACAACATCAGCGCGATGCTCGGATTGAATAAGGCGACCCAAGAGCAGATCAGACTCGAAAAACTGCGGGCCGCTGCGCAAAAGCCGGATGATCCAAACGACCCTGAAAAAGCCAAGCGGCGCTTCAATAATGCCATGAACCTGCGAAATGAGCTGGGGAGGCAGAAGCGTAAGGCCGAGTTGAAGGTAAAGCGGTATGAGTCAGACGGCCCGAGCGCGGCAGAGCAACTCGGCTTCTACTGGACCTCGCCCGAGAAATGGACTGGCAACATCCAAGAGGACATGAAGCGCGAGGCCCGCAAGGAACTAACATTGTTGGAGCGTGAATACGATAGAGTATCTCGCGACATAGACGCGATGTTCAAGAAGGGCGGTAAGGCTGAGTATCCCTTCGCGCCGAACTACGAAGCTGGGGGAGGCGTAAAGCGAGCACCCGGCATGACGGCAGACCAAAAGCAATCGCTGCGAGCAGGGCAGCAGGCCGCATACATTGAGCGGCGGCGGCGAGCAAAGTACGGCGAGCAACCGACGGACTTTGAGCGGACGTGGGACAAGGCGTTCGCAGACTTGGCAAGCGAGCGCACCAACCTCCGCCTGTCCGAGTTTGATCGGATCGAGATGGAGACTCTTCGCGGTCGCATAAAGAAACGGGACAAAGACATTGCTGGCATGGAACAGAAGACTTCCGCACAGCAGGTTGGCTTCGCCGGACTTCAAGACTACGCACGAACACTCCAAACGAGCCTCGTTCCTCCGGCTGCGGAATCTCGCGACAAGGAAAAACTCCGGCTCGCCAAGGAGGCGCAAGCGGCCGACCTCAAGAAGCTGCAAGCGTTGGAAAAGATTGCGAAGAACACCGAGGAAACCGATGCCGGAATGGCGGAATAGGAGTAGTCATGTCAACGGTCATACTCGACGAGCTGCGGCGCACGGGTCCGACTTGGAGCGGCAACTCGGCAACAGCAACGCGCGAGGTGAAGATCGCCGGAAGCAACGTCGAAGCACTCATGGAGGAATTGCTCGGCGCGTCCTTTGTGGCCGGTCAGGGATTCCGCGTCACCGAGAAGGCAAAGCACCCGGAATACTCGTGGATGAAATTGACGGGCCTGAACTTTGGACACTGGGAGCCCGAAACGCCTCCGTCTTCTGGAACCATCTACACCTTCCGCAAGGCGACCCTGACCTACACAGGGAAGCTGCTCGAAGCGAACGGGCAAGACGACACGGACCCCGACACGCCGGAGGGAACCTATCTGACGCACAGCATGGAGGCGAGCGTCGATATGATGACCATACCCAACCACGGCTTCCGGTGGGCCACTGCACCGAAAGACCCGTTGCCCTCAACGCTGAACGTCGCGATTCGGATACCGACTATCACGCACCGTCTGACGTGGGACAACGTAAGCGATCCGCCTTTCGCTGCCATGCGGGAGAAGATTGGCTGTTCCAATTCAACCATAATCTTTGGCGGAAGCGCTGGAACAATCCTTTTCGCTGGCTATGGCTCCGAGCGCGAGTACGATGCGGACGGCTTGCCGACATACAGCCTTCACTACGAATTCATCGAGAAGAATATCACCTACACAAGTGCGGGTGTCGTGACGAGCGGAATTGGCTGGAATCACTTCTATCGACCGGGAGCCGATCCACCCTGGCAACTTCTCGAAAACACCGAAACGGGCGAGACTTCCATCTACCCGCTCGTCGATCTTTTGCCCTTGTTCGACTTCGCCACGGCTCTGGGCTGATCGTATGAAACCACTACCGCAGTTCAAAAAGGGTCAGAAGTGGGGGCAAACCTCGGCCAGCGGAATGAACGCTGCGATGCAGCAAGCGGCGATGGCTGGCAAGGTGGCTGGCGCAGGCGGCGTAGCTGTCGGCGCAGGCCCTGGTGGTATCACCGTCACGGGTCAAGCGTACAGCCGAGTTGAAATGTTCGAGCTGACCGAGGCGATGCAGTGGCCTGACCCAACTCGGACGGCTGGGAGTGCCAGCGAACCGGATGTCCCGTGGGTTGAAAACTGCCGGATCGTGCGATACCATCCGACGGACTACACTTACCAGACGTTCACCGATGACGACAGGACGCTCTACTGCCCAAACGTCCACAGAAACGACTCGGGCATAGCGATTGGAATTGAGCGATGGGGAAGCGGCGACAGACTCGTGGCTGGCCTGTCAAAACAATCGGGCCGCTGGGAATCGCTCGCGCCGCCTTTGAGCGTGTGGCGGTTTGAATTGAAGGACGCCCTGGCCCCTGGTGGGCAAGCGACGGCCTACCTGCTTGAAGATTTGTCCGGCACCCTCACCCCGAACACGGACATCGAGTTCGAGGTTTATGATCGCCACTCCGAGTTTCGTGGCCGCGCGCGGAACGCCGGAGTCTGTGCTGGGTCGCGGGGTCGCGCTCGGTATTTCGGCGACTCCCAGCTTTGGGAGATCGAAAAACTTCAACCGCACGCCACGATGATCCGGGCCTTGGTGAATGAGGCTGGTGGCGTGGCCACGACCGATTCAACCTACAATATCGACAATGTGACAATAATGCAGCCGCTGGACACCGCGCTCTTTATGAGTTCGGATGGAGCCGCTCCGACAGAAGGGAACAATCAGGCAGGCGGCGAGCTTGACAACAATGCCGTTGTGATCCTCGGCTGGAATGATGAACAGGAGGATTGGGACACGTTGGTTGGTCCCTGCCCGGCATGAAACTGTGGACTCCAGACAAGACATTGTGGAGGCCCGGCGACCCGCTCGACTTCCGCCCACGCCGCGACCGGCGACGACTCCCGCTCTTTCGCGAGTACGGCTACGGCTACCCTTGCTGTTGCGAAGGAGGCCCGCCTTGCGATTATTGCACGGGTGGAATGCCTGATGGTTACGATGTGACCTTCGCCTCGGTTGCGAACGGAACATGCAACACAGCCGCTTACTGCACGTCGTACTGGAACGATACCTTCCGTGCGATTCCGAGCACAGATGAGCCCGTGAATAATTGCCTCATGTACTACCCTGGACCCGGAGCGAGCGATTATGACACCCCAGGACATGATTGCGGAGACGGGTGTGGCACACAAAGTTATCTGATCCAGGTCTACTGGTATACGCTTCTCGGCAATTACGGCATCCTCGTCCAGGCCGCGCTTTACAGCCAGCATTGCGCAACTACCACCGTCGATTTCTACAAAGAGTGGGCAAGTAAGCCCGATTGTAGCTTGAGCGCCGAATCATTGACATACGATCCGCTGACCGATACGATGACGGCGTGCGATTTCTCCTCAGCCACCTGCACCATCACGGCGGTATGAATGACTCAATACGACGGTTTCTCCGTCATCGGGCGGAGGTTCTCAGCGGTGGAGAGCGATACAGCGACGTGACGCTGTACCGCGCAGCCGAAGCCGTCGAGGCAGGGAAAACGCTGTACGACATGCCGGAGATCGAGCGGCGGTTTTCGATCTGCCAGGATTGCAAACACTTCACCAGTGGGAATTGCGCCAAGATGAATCGTGGTTGCTCAACGCGCCGCTTCTGGTTCTGGGCCTT